GTCTCATGTAGTTAAGGCTTGTGAAGGTGGGAAGGAGAAAGTTATTCGTTTCGGTGAGCAAGGTGCCTCTACTGCGGGTAAACCCAAATCGGGCGAATCTGCTAAGATGAAAGCTAAGCGCAAATCATTTAAAGCCCGACACGGTAAGAACATTGCCAAGGGCAAGATGAGCGCAGCCTACTGGGCGGATAAGGTAAAATGGTAACTAAATGAAAGACTTAGAGTACTCGATGGTAGACGTAGCATTAGCCATTCTGAGTTATTCTAAGGGGCGTTGGACTCCAGAAGAGGTTTTAGAGTTTGCATTTGCTCTACAAGCTTTTCACGAAGAAGAGACGGACGAACCAAAGCCTACTTTAGTTAGCATTAAAGGCGGAAAGAAAGATGCCAAGCAAAAGCAAGAAACAACACAACCTGATGGCAGCAGTGGCGAATAACCCCAAGTTTGCTAAGAAGGTAGGAATCCCACAAAGCGTGGGGGAAGATTACGTTAAGGCCGATAAAGGCCGTAAGTTTAAGGAAGGTGGTCCAATGTCTAATTGCGGAACTAAGCGAATGAAGAAAGGCGGCATGGCTAAAGGTATGCACAAAATGCCTGACGGTACCATGATGAAGGACTCTGAGCACAAAATGGCGAAGGGCGGCATGGCAATGGGCGCTGGTAAAGGCTACAAAGCTGGCGGCTCACTGAAAATGGTAGAAAAGGGCGGTAAGAAAGTCCCATTTTACGCCGCTGACGGCAAAGGCAAGATGAACATGGGCGGCAAAGTCATGGGCTACAAGAAAGGCGGCGTAACACGCGGTGATGGTGCCTGCATGAAGGGCCACACTAAAGGTCGAATGGTATGATGAAGTGCCGAGGCATGGGCAAAATGAAGCCCATTACGTTTAAGAAAGGCGGTACGGTCAAAGACGACTGCTATCGCAAGGTGAAGGCATCGTACAAAGTCTTCCCTTCTGCTTATGCCTCGGGTGCTATAGCCAAATGTCGGAAGAAGAAAGCCAGTGGCCGTTCGTAAGACGGAGAAGGGCAAAGCCCTTAAGCGCTGGTTTAAAGAGGACTGGAAAGATGTCCGAACCGGCAAAGCCTGTGGCCGCAAAGAAGGTGAGAAGCGGGGAACCCCGTACTGTAGACCAAGCAAACGTGTCTCCAGTAAAACGCCTAAGACCTCTGGTGAAATGACAGCGGCAGAAAAGAAGTCCCGTATAGCGCAGAAGAAGCGCTTAGGGCAACCGGCAGGAAAGCCCAAACGGGTTAAGCCTTTGAAAAGGAAGAAATAATGGCAACTTCTGGCACTACAGCGTTTAACCTAGACTTCACCGAAATTGCGGAAGAAGCGTGGGAACGTGCCGGTAGGGAAATGCGATCTGGATACGACCTGCGCACAGCGCGGCGATCTATGAACCTGCTGACTATTGAATGGCAGAATCGCGGCATTAACATGTGGACTATCGAGGAGGGTACATTAAACCTTGCTCAAGGCACTGCCACATACGACCTGCCAGCCGACACTATAGATTTATTAGAGCACGTAGTGCGTACAGGCGACGGGAATATCACTACCCAGTCTGACCTGAACATCACGCGTATCAGTGTTTCTACCTACTCCAGTATACCTAATAAGCTTTCACAGGGCCGCCCCATTCAGTTGTACATAGACCGAGGGCAGGTCAACCCCACAGCCACAGTGTGGCCTGTGCCGGATCAGGGGACGCTAGCGTCGCCCTACTATATTTTGAAGTACTGGCGCATGCGCCGTATTGAGGACGCGGGTAGCGGTGTTCAGAACGCAGACGTTAACTTCCGTTTCCTACCCTGCCTCGTTGCAGGGCTTGCGTATTACATAGCGCAGAAAGACCCAGATTTAATGCCCCGTATTCCCATGTTACAGACAGAGTACGAGCGACAGTTTGAGCTAGCGGCAGGTGAGGATAGGGAAAAGGCGGCGCTTAGTTTAGTGCCCCGTATTTATGGCGTGAGGTAGGCATGAGCTACAAATATGCGTCAGGCCAAAAAGCGATTGCCATCTGTGATGTTTGCGGGTTTCAGTATAAACTTAGGGAACTCAAAGAGTTAGTCATCAAAGGCAATAGGACCAACATCAAGGCATGCCCCGAGTGTTGGAACCCAGACCAGCCCCAGAACAGACTAGGGGAATTCCCAGTAGAAGACCCACAGGCGCTACGGGACCCCAGACCAGATTCAGCGGAATTGGTTAGCAGTAGGGATATTCAATGGGGATGGGACCCAGTAGGACTAAACGATCCTTTTGGACTTACGCCAGACAATTTGGAAGGAAGAGGCGCCGTAGGGACCGTAACAGTAACTACGAGCTAGGAGACAGAAATGAAAATGAAGTCACGATCAAACGTAAAAGCTCCGAAGGTAATTGAGTTTCCTAACGAGCCAGTAAAGTACAGCGTCGCTGATTGCTGCAACCAACCGCCTAAAGATATGAAGACTAGCGGTGTTAAAGTTCGCGGTGTCGGTGCGGCAATCAAAGGTACTATGGCCCGAGGCCCAATGGCTTAAGGAGTAGCAGGTGAATTACACCGAGCTTAAAACCAATATTGAGGACATTTGCGAGCAGTCGTTTACCGATGACCAGCTAGCTATGTTCACGCAGCAGGCCGAGCAGAAGATATATAACACTGTTCAGATTCCTGCTTTGCGTCGTAACCAGACGGGCAACTTGACCTCTGGAAACAAGTATTTGGTGTATCCTACGGACTTCCTGTATCCCTTCTCTTTGGCGGTTATTGACGGTGACGGGAACTATTCCTACTTGCTGAACAAAGACGTTAACTTCATACGAGAAGCGTATCCCGGCCCAACGGATACTGGCGCACCCAAGCATTACGGCGTTTTTGATGACACAGCGTTTATCATAGGCCCAACACCGGATGCAGGATATGAAGTTGAGCTGCACTACGGATACTACCCCGAGTCTATCGTCACTGCTGGTACTACATGGTTAGGTGATGAGTTTGATTCTGCGTTGTTAAATGGCGCTTTGGTTGAGGCCATTCGCTTTATTAAAGGTGAGCCAGATATGGTAGCCTTGTACCAGAAGATGTATATCGACGCTATGGCGTTATTAAAGAACCTAGGCGATGGCAAGATGCGGGAAGATATGTACCGCTCTGGTCAGGTCAGGATTGAACCGCGTTAATTTAAGAGGAAAGAGAAATGGCTATCACACAAGCTATGGTTACATCGTTCAAAGTTGGTGTCCTAGATGGGACTTTCGACTTCAGCAGCGGCACAGCACAGACATTCAAAATTGCTCTGTTTACTTCATCGGCTACGCTAGACGCCACTACTACGGCATACAGCGTGACTAACGAAGTCTCAGGCACAGGCTACACTGCGGGCGGAAACACGCTGACTATATCTGCAAACCCTGCGTCGAGCGGCACTACAGCGTTCTTGGACTTTGCTGATACTACGTGGTCTACCGCGACTATTACGGCTCGTGGAGCTTTGATCTACTTGGCTGACGGCGTCACGGACCCTGCTGTTGCAGTTCTGGACTTCGGTGCGGACAAGACCTCTACTGCGGGGGATTTCACTATTGTGTTCCCTGCTGCTGATGCGAGCAACGCGATTATCCGTATCGCCTAAGAGTAGGGTGCTATGACTGACGTTACGGTTACCTTTGGTGGGTGGGGCTACGATGCGTGGGGAACGCACGTCTGGGGCGAAAGCGATACCCCGGCCTTACCTATAGGTACCGGAGCTGTAGGAACAGTAGGTGTTGTAGGTAATGCAGTTGTCACCCTTACCGGTGTTGAAGGCACTACGGCTTTAGGCATCACAGTAGCCCAAACAGATGCAAATGTTGCAGTTAGTGGAGTTAGCGCTACAGGCGAGACAGGCTACACCCGGTGGGACGCCACAGTTTATTTAGGTGGTTGGGGCCGAGCAGGGTGGGGTGACTTTGGTTTTGGCACTGATAGCATTTCAGTGCAAGGCACTGGCGAAATAGGCTCGGTTACAGTCCAAGAAGGCGCGAGTGTATTCCCTGTAGGGGTTGAAGCTACCACAGCACTTGGCAATATTGCAGTTAATGGCGATGGAGCAATAGAAGCTCTCGGCAATGCAGCTACAGGCGAGATTGGCACCCCGCTAGTAGAAGCCGACGCTATTGTTGCCGTTACAGGCACTCAAGGCACTACAGCACTAGGC